GTAGAATATGTGTGAGCACGGGCCCCTCCCGAAGGATTTTTCCGTGCTGACTGGTGTGGGGGGGGGAGGTGGCCGGGGATCGGCGATATACAAGGGTGGGTCTCCAGTTCTATGGTGGCTGGCCATAACCTGTATGTAGTCCTTCTAGCTAACGTGCCACTCGGACAAGCGCTGATTCAATGCAGAGCCCGTTAGTGTCCCTATTTGGTAGTCCTCTGTCGTTTCAACCTTTGTTTAACAAGAGTACCCCATGTTTCCGCCTCAGCGTACTTGTGACGTGATCTCTTGCCCCTCCGGTTTCCGAGACGGGTGCTGCCAAGGTGACAGGACGTTGCAAAGCACCAAACTAGCGCCAGCAGCAACTGTTTTCATAGCCAACTACAAAGTCATCCCATGGTATCATCTCGTCAAGCGCGGGTGCGACCTACCCGAAGCCAGCGTTAAAACGCGGGCCGACTGCGCCTCAAGCCAGCAATCCACTGGCTCAACCACTTAATCCACCAATGTAGCAAGTGCGGTGCTCATTGGGAAACGGCGGGCTAACAACGTGTATAACGCGTTCTTTGCCTGACCGACGATGTACTTACCGAAACTCTCAACACCTGACACCATGACCGGTTTAAGCTGCGATGTAACATAATTCGCGGCACCGACCAAAACGGGATCAGCTGGTGGAGCTGGTGTTCCTAACTGCGCCATACCGGTGCCAGTTTCAAAGGTTACCTCATAGTTAGCGACAATCTCAACCTGGATAACCGAGGCTGAGGCGGGCGCGCCAGTCACGAAGACTGTTACTGGGCAAAATCCTTTGGTGGTCACATTGTTGAAGGCTGCCTTGTCATCGCTAGTGTCATAGAATAACTGTGGCATTTGGTTGGTGTGGGGCAGTACAATGGTACAATCCTTAAGGTCCTGCAGAGGTATGTCCGCCCAGAAGGTGCAATTGTAGGAGCGGAGGTCTAAGACTTCACACTCCGCTAGTTGCGTAACTGGCCAAACACGAATGTGAACCATTCCTGAGGATGTCAAGGGTGCCGTGATGCGTTTGAGTCGCAAACCATAAGAGACAATCCTGTACTTGTCCGTGCTACCCAGAGTATACTGGGTTCCAAAGTTGGCCCAGGCACTAGTGACTGCACCAACAATAGCTGTCGGGTAGGTGTAAGATTTGTTATAGTACTGCGGACTAAACATATAGGCGCTATCACCGGTCTCGCCAGTCAACAACGCAAACGTTTCATGGTATGGATAGTTTAGCGTGTACACTGACGAATCGTCCGGATATTTGGCGGTCCTAGCATGTTGGCAAAACGGATCTGTCAATCCACAGACCTTGCTAACGAGGTTGTTGTAGTACGGAGGTGGGGTGGTTGGGCCCTTGCGGGGCTTGGTGACAGTGCGGGTAGCCACCGCATTGTCTTTACGTCCTTTGTTGGTTGATTTGGTTTTAGTCATACCTGTAGGTGTCAACGAAGCTCGGCGCGAGTATCCAACCGGAATGGATCTCGGGGCCCCAATCAGAAACGCAGTTACTGATGGTCCAAGCGGACAGCTTCGTCTCCATCCAAATTTGCTCTGCAATTGAGATGCCAAAGGCTTCTTCGAAAGATAAGCGAGAGCAAAGTTGAATGGGTTGAGGTTCCTTATTAAAATGCTCCTTGGCGGAGAGGTAGTGGAACCCCACGGACACGTACTTCAAGTCATAGACGGAGTCGCCATTACGAATTAACGCAAGTGCGTACTCTTGCAGCACCGGGACACCAAGATGGAGTGCCAATTCGCAACGGCCAATAGTGGCCATTGCTCGTAGCCTGTAAACGGGGTTATCCCAGTGTCGCATCCCAGTTAAAGCCTTGCTCATGACGTTGATCGGGCTACGAACAAACGTGAAGGAGCCAGGGGCCACTTCAACTGGGTGACTCTGACAGAAAAGAACTTGTGGTAGTGTGTATGCGACGTTTTCACACTTCAATACCATACCATAGGTTAGAAAAATATTCTTAATCTCAGCTAGCACACGTTCGAGTTCGCTAGCCTCCATGATAAGTAGAGCGTCGTCACC